GGGGGGTTGTTGTTTTCTGCTCATTTAAGAGCACCCACTCTTAATAAAGTATAAGAGAACTTCGACCCCTTCTCGGTGATTAAGAATAATCTCGCTAGTTAAGTATAACTCTTTCGCGAGCTACTCGTTTTGCGAGTTAGGATCAACGGGAAGTTTGATGCTAATTCCAAGGCGTGCCAGATTCCCTCTGGAGCGATGGGTTCTTTTCCTGAACCTTTGCCAAGGCAGACGATCGTAAAGTTCTTTCTAATTCTAACCAAAACCGATTTTTTCGAGCTTCAGAACGGCGCTGAGCCTGCTCGACTGAAGAAATCTCTCTAAAGAAAGCGTTTAAGGCTGAATATCTCGGGAACTCCGGGAACTCCAACCGCAGTCGTAACAACTCTTCGACTGGAACATTTCTTAAAAGGATTTTCCAATGTTTAGCCATAGGGAGAGTATCATCCACTATCTTCCTAAGGACCTTTTGGGACGCAACCAATTCGTCTCGCTCTGGCAGAATCTTTGGAGGATCAGGAATTAGAGAACCCTCTCTATAGACCTTATCGTCCGAGATTAATGGGCCTTTATCTGGTTTTGGGGTCTCGAAAAACCATGATAACGCCTGGACCCTACCAGTACCGGGATTAAATTGGGAACCGATCTTAGAGGGAATAACATCGGCTCGTTTGAGGCCTACATGGCGGACCTTGACCACTACGTCCCACATCAACCCGAGCATCTCGGGATCGATGACCAGTTTAGCTCGAAACTCGGTGTAGAGTTTCGCTAGGTTGGGTGGATATAGGTTTGTCTGTATCTCCTCATTGGTTAGTACCCTGTTAACCCCTAAAATAGAGCAATAGATGGTATCTATTAGTCCCTTTACGAAAAGGAACAATTTCTGAGCCGGGGGGCTTAGGAAAGCTCTAAGATAGAGGTGAGAGGGGGGGAAGACTCGAACCAAATAAGATAGACACACCAAGTCAAATCTTGAGTTTTTCAATAATTTTATAATATCCTTAATTAGGAAGTCTCGGATCAAGTCGAACCCCGGTTTCATAAGGGTCGGCGAAAGCCCCTTGTGTTCCGGATCGGACCAATTCGAGATGGTCTTTGTCACCGTTAAGGCCGTCCCCTCATTTGTGGAAACAAAGAGGAGATCTGCCCAAACAACAGTGACAGGGCACCGAATACCTAATCCAGAGAGTTTCTCTGGATCAGGGACTAAGATGCTCCTGACCGCCGAAATAAGGAGACTATGCCACCTGTCCCATCGTAGGGCAGGTTGGATGTAGTACCAACCTTCCAGGGGTAATTGGAGTTTCACCATTCCAAGAACCCTTGGGACAAGCGCTGCCTTTATCCAACCGATCCAGTCCATACGGCGAACGAGCTCAGCTCGCTGCGGAGAGGTTCGTACAGACCTCTCCTCTCGGAGGGAGATAGGAGATAAATTGGTCGGTCCAGTCTTTCCTGGTTCACTCTGGAAAGATTTGGAAGCAAAATTAAAGAATCCCTCGTGGGAGATGAACGATTTCGGCAAACCGACTTTAACGCCAAATTCGTTACAAACTTCCAAATAAGACTCAGCTACTGCAGTGGTGGCGATCACGATATCGTCACCTAGGACGAGATACCATGAGAAGAACCCTTTATGTCCAGTTCGATAAGCAGCGTATTGAACTAGAGCATGATGAAGTAACGCCATCGCACCCCACGATGAGCGCGCCCCCATAGGTTGTCCTCTGGTATAACGTATAAACTCTTTCCCAGGTATACGATACGCTTTATTGGTTGGTAGATAAAAGGACCTATCGGTTAGGAGACCAAGCCACAGAGACGTGGTCTTGGGTCCGAAGAGATAGGAAAAGAGTACTTTGTAGAGGAGTATAGGAATAGTATCTGTGGCCGCCTTCAGATCATATGAATACACATCTCTAATACTTTGAGAATGCAAACGCTGGGCAAACATCTCAGTCTTACCCGTTTGATCAAACGTTGCGTCTGTGGGGATCAGACGTAGCATATTGAAGATAGTTTGGTGCAGTGGAGTCAGCGCCCACTGCGTCCAAAAATCAACAATAGCGAATGGACGTAATTTACCAGCGGGTTCAAACTTGAGAGATATCTTCCCAAGCTTGAGAGGAGGGACTCGCTGGCCCTTATGTAAAGGTAAGGGGAGACAGTTCCGTCCCACCAAACCAACATATTGGTACAATTGTAAGATGGAGTTGTAACCCATATGTTTACTAAACTCAAGTAACCAAGGATAAGCTTGTTTCTCCCATGCCATCCAATCGGTGTGCGCGGCTAGAACGGCAGTACTGTCGTTAGGGCCAGCAGTGGTTAGCAGAGGGGGTTTGCTAGACACTTGCTCGATAGGGACAGATAAGAGCCCTGGTAAAATACTCGAAAATAATTCTGTACGTACGAAACTAGAGAAAGCGTCAACCTGCTTTCCCCACGGAAATCGCATACTCTCTATCGGAGCTAAGTACTCCGAAAGTGGTCGATAGGAGCCCTCGATCGCTTTATAAATGTTGAGAAATGCGATCACCACTCGAATTGTCGGCGCGCTACGGTCACGTATAGCACACCGGAAACGAAGTGGAAGGAAGGAAGGCAATCCATTCACCAGTTTCATTCGATATCCCAAACGTTCAGTATTAGTCCTTTTAACACCCGCCAAGTAGTTGTTTATTACAAACACTGAGACTTTGAGGGCGAGGCACATAGTGTTGACCCCTTGATGTTTAAAGATTTTGTAAAAATAAGATGAACAACTACGAAAAGCGTAAACCGTAGCAAAAGTTCGCGGAATTCCGCCCCAGTGTCGGAGGGTAGAGCCCCAACCATGGAACAGCTTAGAGAAGTTTCCCTCTCCAAGTAAGATCCCGGTTCGCCCCGCAGGGAACCTAGTTTTCGAACTGAATGGGGATTCAGCCGACGAAAAACGAGTCGCTCCTCCGAAGTGAGTCATCGAATGATGCTCACGCCGAAGCATCCGGCACAACTTGGAATACTTGCTCTCCGAGATCGGGGGGTTAGTTTTCTTAGGTTCTACTGGTAATGTATCGGGCGTAGAAGTTTTAGGTTTCTCCACACCTCCAAGCGCTTTACCTGCTGTGAGTTTAGCAAGCTCGGACCGAATTACATTTTCAATCGCCCTTTGTGACTCGACAGGGAGTGTACGAATGACATCGGGAGTCATGTGAAGAGGACTTTCCCCAGAATCCTTGGAACTCACCATCGACACTTTTCCTGGACGCTGGAGAACGATTAGATTACGATCGTTCGACACGGACACTTTTAGGAGCTCGAAGTATTCTCGCTCGGAGAGATAGAGGATACCCTCGGGATCTGTGGGATCCACGACTACGTAGGGCAGCAATCGCGCGCGATTCTGATCCACGAGTTCCCGGAGTACAAAGTATTGATTATACTGTAGAGAGCAAGTCCCATGGAAGTGACGGATAAAGGATCCCGATAAGGTAACCTGGTTTGGTAGCATGTTTTTCATGTTTATTAAATTAGGTTGTTTTGGGCGGATCCCTGGCGGTTTGTTGACCGTTTCTGACGCGTTGTTGACGCGCGGACAGATCGGCATCTCGCGACCGCGAATCGATCTATAGTTTCAGACCTTTTTACAATCATCCCCTATAGATGTAGATACGACATCTACCGAGAAAATCCATTTATCTAGAAAATGGAGAAAACTGGAGCCGGAAAGGCAAAGACGGCGCGCGTCCCCGGAGCAGGGTGTGCTAACGCACCCA